ATCTTTTTTAACGGCATCGGTTGTCCTACGATAAAAACACGGCTCGTTCGTCAATACGGCGTTTCTGAAGCCCTTTGAGAATTTTACCCCCCGCCATGCAATACTTCAAGAGTTCTTCAGCAGCGCCTTCTTTATCGCCCCGTAACAGCTTTTGACGAAGCGTTGAACGCTGGAGTGTTCCAAGCCCGACATTAAAAGAAAAACTAACAAGGCCATCAAACATACCTTGTGTAAGATGGACAGGACAGTAAGTGTGCACCCCACGCTCGAAGCGTTGCAAATCGGCTCTAAGAATTCCATCAACTTCCTCCATGCTGTACTTACGCATAGCTTCTGCGGGTGGTATAAACGCATCCCGTTGGTCTATTTTGAGCTTGCCTTGCTCTGGAAACATTACGTGCCCAACGCCAATTGTCCACAATTTTGCTGGACATTTATACGGGTTTTGCCTGACCCCCTCATGGTGGCGGATCATGTGCAGGCACTTCTCTGAGATGTTCATTTACCAAATGCCCGACCACCAAAGTGGAAAGCAATGATTGACGCGAACAAGGCTTGAGTTTCTGTATCCCACAGCATCTCTAACAGATCGTTAAATGGGACAGACATATAGTATCCATACCAGAAGCCCCCAATATCCACAAAGACTAGCAAAAAGAAGAATCCATAGGTAATAACAGGTCTGACACTTGCTCTCAGGTTTTTCATCCATTGTGATGTCCCCTCGTTTAAACTTGCGTCATGGGCATAGATTGCTTGCATCTCAGCTTGCTGTGCGCCAATCAAGACTTGCTGTGTATTGGCTGCGCTCTCGGTTGCAAGCTGGTCTGACCGGATGTTCTCAATACGCTCTTGTGCTTCAAAGCCTGCTTTACGCAGTTCTAACTCACGCTCAATCTGCAACCGGGCAAGAGCTAACTCATGGGCTTTGTCTTGCTGGCCTTGGAAGAACTCCAGAAGCTTGGGCAAACCGCCCATCAGGAACGAAATCAGGGTTGAAAGCAGTGTCAGCATTTGCCGTCCTTTTTAGAGTCTTCATTTTGCATTAACTTGATACCAGACAGGAACCCAATCATGCCGCCGATAAGAGTAGAAAAAGCGGGTGAAATCATTTTGAATATCTCCGCGTTGTCCACTTCCTTGGCCCACAAACCAAATAGAAACGCCGTGACCATGGCCAAAACAGAGATGCACAGGGTGGTGCTTACCATCAGCGTGACGTACAGCGTCAGTTTTTCTTTGGTGTCCCGTATCGGTTCCTGCGGTTTCTTGGTCATACATAAATGTCCAGCTTACGGTTTGTGAATATCTCCATACGGAGCCGCTCTTGAACTACCTTCTTGCAGTAAATCTCAAACCCTATGTCTTGCAATGCGGTCTGCTTTTGCTTGGCTAACTCAACAGTTTTGTTAACTTCGTGTTGTTTTTCTAGCTTGGCTTGGGCAAGGTCATGCTTGTCTGGATACCCAGATGCTTGAACGGTTGGAAATAATCTGATGGTTTCTATCATTTCTTCTCCCTCTCAAGTGCATCCTTATAGCCATGAACAACTTTGTTACGTAGCCATGTGGAATCTGCCGCGCCCGCCCATTCTGCTAGATTGTTCCAGATCACCATGTATTCTGTTGACTTGCAGTAGGGCGCATTTCTGTCGAGCCACGCCATCATCTCTTTGTGCCGTATGGTCGGGTCGTGGACTGTGTAGGCAATCCCGTAGAACTCGCGCACATGACAGCCACTCTTGGCTACGGCTCCAACTAGCCCCAACAGCAACAGTAGCAGTAGGAGCCAGCGCATTCATCTTAGAACGTAATTGTTCCAGAAGCCGTGAACGTGTAGATGGTTCTGCCGCCAGAAGTTGTTACTGTTGGAGAACCTGTAGTTGAAGCCGCCGCAGATGCCGCAGAAATAATTACAACACCTGATCCACCAGCACCACCAGCCGTCCAGCTTGGCGCAGTACCAGCGTTTCTTGACGAACCGCCACCACCGCCTCCGGTATTGACCGTCCCCGCAATTCCTGCATTATCACCACCAGCCGCACCAGCATTTCCACCGCCGCCACTACCGCCAGTTCCACTAGTACCGCCTTGATATGTTCCACCACCACCACCACCAGCGTAAGTAACAGATGATCCAGTTATAGAAGATGCGGTTCCAGTTCCACCATTTCCGCCAGTAGTGCTTGTGCCATTAGCTCCAACTGCACCTGCTCCACCGCCACCACCTGTACCAAAATTAGTCCCTTGAACACCTGAACCACCATTGTTACCTTGTGCAGCTACGGCGGCAATACCGCCTGCAACAGTACCAGAACTACTAGCAGAACCGCCTCCAGAACCACCAGAACCACCAGCATTGAAATTACCAGCTTGGGTATCTTGTGCGCCACCATATCCACCACCAAAGGCAATTATTCCACTAAAAGTAGAAAGTGAACCCGGTGCGCCTCTTGCGCTTGTAGAAGCCGTTGGCCCGCCAGTACCTCCAGCACCTACAGTAACTGTGTAAGCACTACCAGTTACAACAGGAACAGAACCAGTAAGGAAACCACCAGCACCGCCGCCACCACCAATTTCACCGCCACCACCAGCACCGCCAGCAACAATTAAATAATTGACTGAATTTAACGCAGGGGGAACTGTTGGAGCTAATGTGCCTGAAGATGTAAATGTGTGAACAACATAAGTGCCTGTCAGCAATACTGTGCCACCAGTGAAATATTGAATTGAGCCGGGGTAGCGAAGAATGACAACGCCTGAACCGCCTGCGCCTGCTGACCCAGTATGAGAACCACCACCTCCACCACCTGTGTTTGCAGTTCCTGCTGTAGCCGCACCAGAACCAGAGTTTGATGCGGCCCCGCCTCCACCAACTCCTCCTATTCCGCCAACACCAGAATTAACTGAACCGCCTCCGCCTCCAGCATATGTGGTTACGGTTCCAGAAATAGAAGATGAAATACCAGCGCCTCCGCCACCGCCTACACCATTAGCAGGTGCATTTAAACCGACAGTACCAGCGCCACCGCCACCACTTGCGTCTTGAGTACCTCCTACTACGCCTTCAGTACCACCAGCATTACCTTGACCTACAATTCCTACGCCCCCAAAAGCGCCACTCATAGAAGCGCCGCCGCCAGAGCCGCCATTTAAACCTTTTAAATTATCAAAACCACCACCGCCTCCACCAGAAGCAACAATACGGCCTGTAAATGCACCAGAAGTTGTTGCATCAAAAACAGAATTATTTCCGCTACCACCCCCCGGAGTCCCCGTGCCTGCCGCGCCACCTGAGCCAACGGTTACAAAGTAGGAAGTTCCAGAAGTAATGCCTGCATAGCCAGCAAGCAATCCTCCAGCACCACCGCCACCGCCGGGGCCAGTTCCACCGCCAGCACCGCCAGCAACAATTAAATACTCAACAATAGCGGGGGGCAAACCCGTCCAATTCAAGTCTTTTACGGCTTGACTGACTTGACTTAGCGTCCACATTCCACTGTATTGAGCCATGATTATTCCTATTAGGCGGGTGCTACAAATTCAACCCAAGATGTTGTGAGTTCGTCCCATGTAAAGCGCTTGCCTTCTTCTACGGGCATGGGTGTGGGTGCGCCCCACTGACAAGTGCTTTCATTCAGCAACCAAGACGCAAATGGCTTGGGGGGAATAAACGCATCACGACCTGAGTCGTATGTGTAACCAATACCAGCAAAATTCTTACGCAGTGGCGTACCGCCCTGTGAGTGAACTCCACCAGCGGTGTTGTAACTTGTTTGAACCCAAAGTGCTGGGTCGCCCCAGTGACCAAGGTTTAAAACGTCCTGCTCGATGACGATGACTTGCGTCACTACACCGTTTTCTACTTTAGCGAAATGGCTCATGTTTGCTCCTTAAAAAGTAATAGTGCCAGAAGATGTCCAAGTATAAATCTGATACCCATCAGAGTAGCTTATCTGAGGGTTTCCTGTTGTGGAAGTGGGAGGTGATTGTGATGAAGGCCAACGAATAATAACAATTCCAGAGCCGCCGTTACCACCGGGACTAGAAAAAGGAGAAAAGCCAGAACCGCCACCGCCACCGCTACCAGTATTTGCAGTTGCTGAAGTTGCAAAAATTGTAGAGTTAGCACCATTTGCGTTAGCGCCTGACCCGTTGCCGCCACCTGAATTACCCAAACCAACAGAGTTAGGCCCGTAATAGGAGCTACCGCCACCACCACCAGCGTAAAAAACTCTTTGACCTGTAATTGTGGAACAAGTGCCAGCACCGCCAGAACCCGCTACACTTGTATTAGCGTCTCCAGTATAAAAATTATTACGACCTACTGAGCCAGAGCCACCACCGCCCCCACCTTGATAGCCATCTGTACTAGTTTCACGACCACCAGCAAAACCTTGACCAGATACGCCTGTCCCGCCGCCTACGGGGGTGGCTAAACCACTATTACCACCTCCAGAGCCTCCGTTTAAAGCGGCTCCGCCAGTACGATATGATTTACCGCCGCCGCCGCCGCCAGTAGAAGTTATTGAGCTAAATACAGAATTTTGACCAGAGGCTCCAACACCTGCCGAGGTACTGCTATTAGCTGGGCCGCCAGCACCTCCAGCGCCTACCGTTACAGTTAATGCACTACCAGCGGCAACAGAAAGTCCTGTTGCAGTCAATAAACCACCAGCACCACCTCCACCTGCCGTGCCATTAGAGTCGGCTCCACCACCACCGCCACCAGCAACCACAAGGTATTCAACTGAGGTAGCTGTACCAGACAGTGGGTTAAAGGTTGCACTGACGAAACCGCCAAGGTTAGAACTCATGTCAACTCCATTTAATAATCACAACGCCAGAGCCGCCTGCGCCACCAGCAGTTCCTCCATTACCAGAGCCGCCACCGCCACCGCCACCAGTATTAGCCGTTCCAGATGTTCCAGCCGCCGCTACACCACCTGTACCGCCACCGCCAGCACCGCCTGCTCCGCCAGTTCCGGCTCCAATACCGCCGCCGCCACCTCCAGCGTAAGTTACAGAAGTTCCTGTAATGCTTGATGCAGTTCCTGCGCCACCAGCGCCGCCAACAGCACCGGTTCCGTTTGCACCAACAGCACTAGCACCTCCACCGCCTCCAGAACCATAATTTGCAGAGTTTGAGCCAGTTCCACCAGTATTTCCTTGTCCAGATGGAGACGCCGCACCACCAGCATAAGTTCCTGCACTTGTTCCTGCGCCACCGCCGCCAGAGCCACCAGCAGAGCCAACGGCGTTACCGTAACTGCCACCACCACCGCCAGTAGAAGTAATAGAACTAAATACAGAGTTGGAGCCGTTTACATTCAAAGCAGTTGCTTGAGGGCCACCAGCACCGACAGTAATTGTGTATGCTGTTCCGGGAGTTACAGAGAATCCTGATGCCGTTTTAAACCCACCAGCACCGCCGCCGCCAGAGTTTGCCACTGCGCTTGTTCCCAATCCGCCGCCGCCACCGCCAGCAACAACAAGGTATTCAACCGATGTCACACCAGCGGGTGCAGTCCAAACACCAGACTGAGTAAAAACCACAAAACCGCCTGTTAAAACTGCGGGAGTTGTTGGAGCCAATGTTCCAGATGCAATAAATTTGTGAATGATGTAACCACCATAAGCAAGCACAGTTCCACCAGTGTAAAACTGCACAGAGCCGGGGTATCTGACTATTACGATGCCTGAACCACCTGCGCCTGATGGATACGAACCGCTTGTGTTCCAGACTCCTCCACCACCGCCACCAGTGTTTACCGCACCTGCCGTGCCAGCTACAGTTGTAAAGTTGGATGCCGCGCCCCCACCACCAACACCACCAATACCAGCAGTGCTACCGCCTTTATTGCCACCGCCACCTCCAGCATAAGCTGTAACTGTGCCTGATATGGCAGAGGCAATCCCTGCGCCCCCATTACCGCCAGTACCACCTGAACCAGTAGCGTCTAAACCAACAGTACCAGCACCGCCACCGCCACCGCCACCACCACCAGAGCCTGCATTGTTATTTCCCCTACCGCCAGCATTTCCTTGACCAGATGTGCCTTGACCGCCGGGCTGTAATGCGCCTTCACTGCCACCACCACCGCCACCAGAACCACCTGCAATACCAATATTCGCCACTCCGGGAGGTGCGCTGTATTGACCAGCACCGCCACCGCCAGTTGTAGAAATGCTTCCAAATACAGAAGCAACTCCGCTATTACCTTTACCACTTGTTACGCCAGTACCGCCAGCACCAATTGTTACAGTGTAAGAAGTGCCAGCTACAACAGGAACCATACCCGTTAATAGACCACCCGCTCCACCACCGCCACCTTGATCCCAACCGCCTGATCCACCGCCAGCAACAACAAGGTACTCAACCCACTGAGGTGGATTAAATGCTGACCATGCGCCTTGACGAATGGCTTGGTTAACTTGTCTGAGTGTAAAAAGACCTTGTGCCATATATCCTCAGAATGTAATTGTTCCAGATGCAACAAATGTGTACACGCGCCATGCGCCAGATACAACCATTTCAGGAGAGCCTGTTGTTGATGTAGCAGGGGCTAAGTAAGATGGGTAACGTAGGATTACGATGCCAGAGCCGCCTGCGCCACCAGTTAGTGCGCCGCTGTAATAACCGCCACCGCCGCCACCACTTCCTGTGTTTGAACTTGCAGAAACCCCCGAAGCAATATAAGAACCAGTTCCACCTCCAGCGGTAGGTAAACCAATACCAATTACAGGCCCCCGTCCATCGCTACCGCCAGACCCACCACCTGCATATTGAATTGCAGAACCTGAAATAGAGGAAACCAATCCAGCACCGCCGCCACCAGTCAATGTAGAAGTGCAAGCAATACCAACAGAACCTGCTCCACCCCCGCCGCCACCTTGGTTGTAAGTGGCAATTCCACCTACTCCACCAGTATTCCCTTGACCAGAAGTTCCTGCACCACCCGCACCAGACCCTCCTGTCCCAGACCCGCCACCTCCTGAACCTCCAGCGCTACCCGGGGAGCCTGCGGTAGAATTTCCACCACCACCACCACCTGTGGAGGTAATACTAGAAAACACGGAATTAGAACCGTTTGCACCAACACCTGATGTACCACCAGCACCTCCTGCGCCAACGGTGATTGTGTAAGAAGTACCAGTTACTACTACAAATCCTGTTGCGGTTAAAAGACCACCAGCGCCACCTCCGCCACCACCGTTACCCAAGCCACCGCCACCACCGCCAGCCACGACAAGGTACTCCACCGCTGTGACAGGGTAGTTAATGCCGTTTAAACCGGCTGAAAGAATCCCGCCCGTATATCTTTGAGACATGGAAGTCTCCTGTTAATTGATTTCTTCCCAAGAGCAGGTAACGACAATATCGTTTGCCGCGCTTGCAGTAGCACCGATTGACTTGTCTTCTAACAAGTAAAAACTTGTTGTCTTATCCGTCACAATTAAAGATGCGTCAGGTGGTATGGAAATTGTAGATGCAATCGCAGTACCTGTGCCACCTAGATCATCTTGAGAGAAAATCTTAATGGTGATGTCGGCAGCAGCACTGCCGTCAACGTTGGCCGCAACAATTGAGTTGATCTTGTAAACCTTACCTGATGCCGCCGCATTATTGATTAACGCAGTAGCAAACGGGTCAGCCGTAGATGAGATCAATAAGGTAGATGTATTACCGTAAATTGCTGATACGGCTACGATGTTTGGATTTGCCATTTAGTGCTCCTAAAATTAACCGAAGATCATTGCCATCGCAATGGCCTTACCTGTTGTTACACCGCCTAGTGCGGTTAATGCTGCCGCTGCTGTAGTCTGTCCTGTACCACCGTTTGCAATAGCTAATGTACCCGCAACAGTAACCGCGCCAGATGTGGCAGTGGCGGGGGTTAAGCCTGTAGAGCCAAAATCAATGGTCGTAACGCCATCGGCAACGCTGGAAGAAACCTTGACAAAATCAGAACCACTCCATGCCGCCAGACACTTTTCTCCAGTAGCAATCGTAATACCTGTGGTAGGCCCAGTAACCCCTTTTAATACAACCGCAGCATTAGATTGATTGTCAACAATATATGCTTTGCTTGAATTAGGCGCTAAGATATTTCTAGAAACCCCCGGAGTACCCGTTGGAATCAAAATAGCCTTACGTGCTTCATTAGAAGCACCTGATCCTGTTGTAGAAAGTGTCCAGTTACCGGAAGTTACACTGGCCGTAGCTACACCCGCAATCGCATCTTCTTCAAGCTGCGTGATGGAGCTATTAACGGTATCGCCCCATGTACCAGATAGTTCTCCGGTAACCGGAAGGGCAAAACCCAATAGTGTTGTATATTGCGTCGTCATTTAAAACTCCTATGTTGGAATATCTGTCCATCCGGGGTTTTGTGTAGTTTCCACATTGCCCCAACTTGGTGTCTGCGAATCATCAATCACTGTCCACCCCCGAATTAAAACAGTTCCAATTTGTCCAGTACCTTGCACCCCAACTAGGATTACAGTGTCACTAACTTTAACTGAAACTGTGCCTACCTGTCCAGTAGCGGATACGCCGTTTTGAATTGTTTTTATAACATTTGCAACAGCAGTACCAACGCTACCCGTACCCACTACTCCTGTTGGTGTTGCTCCGCCGTTATAAACAAGCGTTACGCTACCAACAGAACCTAAACCTTGAACACCCGTTGGGATGATGGTTTCGCTCACATTTATCTGAACGCTACCAACATTACCCGTACCCAATACACCAGCAGGCGTGAACTGCACATACGGAACTGTAGTACCTACAGCACCCGTACCTTGCACCCCAGTAACTGTGATTGCTTTACCAACCCTTAGTATTGGAGTACCAATCGCGCCTACACCTTCAATACCAATCGGGATGATGTAATCATCTACGTTGACATCAAAGTTACCAATCTGTCCAACACCCTGCACACCTGCTGGCGTGTAAACGACTGAAGCCTTTACATCACCAATAGACCCGTTAGCCACCACGCCCGTAAGCGTGAAGTTAACTTTTGGCAGGGCTGTACCAACTGCACCTGTACCAGAAACGCCTGTAGGTACAAACGTAACCGATACTGAAATCCCAACTGTTCCAACAGCACCCGTACCCTGTACAGAGATACTGCCAGCGCCCCAAGGAGAAACACCCCAGCCTTGACTACCCCAGCCGTCAAGGGGGACTACAACCGGGACACCGCCCCAACCGTTATAGCCCCAAGGAAGTTCGCCCCATCCGCTCACTTAAACCCGCTTACGCAATACGAATAATCGCAGTAGCGGCAGCGGCTGTTGGGAACTGAATCGTGAAGTCACCAGAACTTACTTGCTGGTCACCGCCAAAACTCAGTACCGCGCAAGCTGCACCAGAAGCCGTGGAGTTATAAATCAACGCACCGCTGGTAGTGAAAGTAGCAGAAGACCATGTGGTATCTGCAAAGTCACAAATAGCAGTTGTGCCGTCAGCTACAGGAGTAACAGACACTAACGTGTTACCGGGTCTTGTATAACCAGTGGCTGTAGCCAACTCGTCTGAACCCATTTGTGAGTAGTTTGTTGTGGCCGCGCCAAACGTGCCGGAGCCAGAAGCCGTGGATACAAACAAAGCAATTTTGAATGTGTTGCCGGTGCTGGCTGTAAAGTTGTGTACAGCTTTAAGGATTTCTACCTTGAAGCTGGTGGGCATTGCCGTAGTGATAGTGATAGCCATGTTATATCTCCAAGAGAGTTACAAGTTCAGAATGCCCCGCTTCGCGGAGTTTGTTAGCCAGAGTCGTATTATTAGACTCAATTGCGCGTTTCATGTAGAACACCAACACACCACGGATATGTTC